TGCTCTGCTTGTTGTTGAGCTAATTGGTCAGATTCCTCTTGAGATATATCTTTTAAGAAACCAGACTCATCTTTAAAGCCAGCCATGTTTACAAATTTAGCTAGAGTATCTCTATATTGTTTAAGACTAACTAATGGATTACTTAATCCATATTGAGTAAGCATCTGCTCTTGTTTATCAAGAACCATTTGCATAACACCTAACTGCTCACCTTTACTACCAGTACCTAATCCTACATTAACTGTTACATTGTATTCTGTAGACCATTCTCTTGGGTTCATTGGTACAAACTTATTATTAACTTTAATAATTCTTTCTTTATCTTGATATTTACAGACGAGTTGTAAGATACCTTTCATTAAAGATGTTATTCCTGTATCAGCAAAGATACGAGCTATCAATTCTATTTTACCGCCTGCTGCACTTGACATAGCTGCGACTGCTGTAGCTGTTACATTCTGTAATATATTAGGGTCTAATCCTTGTGATGCTTCACTAACGCCAGTTCTTTTAGCTTGTACAGTATCTAAATACTCAAGCATAGGAAATGATTGCCCGGCACTTGATTGAACTGTCATTGGTACTAAAGCATTAGGGTTCTTAATTCTAACTACACCGCCTGCTGTAGATGTTAATAAATCATCAAGATTAACTTGTCCCTCAACTGCGCCAACACGATAGTTATTTGTTAGGTATAAGTTATCTAACATTTGTCTAGTAATAGTAGATTTAATTAATTGTAAATCCATAGTACGATCAGCTAATGACTCACCAAAGAATTTATGTGGTATTGGGAAAGGACATACACTATGGAAAGGTTGATAATCACATTCTTCGTGCATTAATACCTTATTGTCTGCGTAGCAAACTCTGTGTCGTTCTGCTATACCATCACCATCTAAATCTGCTCTTACATAACATTCATAATACTCAACTCGTTCCATACTTTCATCGTCAGAATTGTTAGTATTAAATGGTTCTTCACCTGCACTATATCTTGCTACTCTTTCTGGAGTAAAGTCTAAAGTATCACCAGTAGATAATGTTTCAACAACATCTTTGTCATAACCCATAGCAATTAAATCACTTCTGGTTACAAGACTTCTTTGTGCTACAAAGTCTGCATCTTCAATATTAATAGCTCTCTTATCTATTAAAAATTCTTCTGGAGCAACTGACTCAATTTTAACTTTAGAGAAATCTTTTGTGCGTTTGCATTTCACATTATAATATGTGTTGATAATAGGTGGCACTTCCATCATTAATGGTTCACCCATATCATTTATTACAGGTTGTCCAGTTTCTGGATTTATTGCTGGTTGTGGTTCTTGTTCTATAACATCTTCAACAACCTCTTGTTCTATCACTTCAACTTCTTCGTCTTGCATAATCATTGCAAGTTCGTCTTCGGTCAGATTTTCATACTTCTCTTTAGTAACATCTTTCTTGTCATCCCAGTAGCATTTAAGTACGCCAACTTTTTGTGCTAAAGCATCCCAGAACATATCATGCAATAATTCAAAGCCATTATTATCTTTATAAAATATATGATTGATATACTCTGTCGCTTGTTCAGCAAGTTCGCCATCACCTTCATTAACTGGTTCAAATACAACTGCTTTCTTTGATTGCGTAAACACCTTCATAATTTGAGGTAACGCACCATCGACTGCTTCTGCAACCTCTGCTGTAACTATTTGGCTGCGACCCTCCACCTCATTTCCGTAGCTTTCACGCATATAATACTCAAGACTTTTTTGTCTTGATAAAGAAGTTTCAGTTGAAATAAACCCTAATGAGTCATCAATATAAGAACCAATAATATTAACTAATTCTCTATTGTCATCTGAATTTGAGTCCATGCTTTTTTTATTGTATGCCATTTATTATACTATCCATTGTTTGTTAATCTCTAAAGGTTTATCCCATCCATCATCTGTTTCATTTAATCCAACTGCTAAATATCTGAATGAGTCAGCAGCATGACTTGTAAAATCATGCAAAGGTTTATCAAAAAACACATCTCTTTTTTCATCATATGTTCTGCGGTAGTTTCGTAATAGATCAACTGCGTCTTTTATTTTGGTGTTGAACCAGCATCTTGGTAGCATCCTACGAACTGCTTGTATGCCATCATCTATTCCTAGCTTGGGTACAACTCTGCAATTCAATCCTGCCTCTTCTAATACTTCTAGCCTGGACTTACCTGTTCCTAATTCTCTTACCATTATGTCATGTGGTAGTAATTGTTCTGCTGTGTCGTATCGGTTATCTCTTAACCAGTTAACATAATAATCTAATCCTTGTCCATGATTTTCTAGGAAGTCTATGATATGTAATTCTTGTCCAGCAACTTGGCAAACAAACATTGCCGTACTATCGCCAATTCCTAAATCCCATGAAACAAATGTTTTACATATGTCATCACGAATTACACCATCACTAATCTGACCTTTGAACTCTAGATCATTAATTAAGTTACCATAATATGAACCTTCTACTGGAGTATGAAAGTTTACTTCAAACTCTTGTGAGTATTTATCCTCACCCATTTCTTTTCGTGCTGCGTTTAATTCTTCCGATCTACTATCCCAGTTTCACTGGCTTTAAATTCTAATAGGTTCCATCCATCTTTTCCAAGTTCTGCTTTATCTCGTAATGTAGCAAAATGGTTTTTACCTTTTGGAGTTCCTATAAATAATACCCAACCTTTTCTATCTGCTATGGCTGGTCTTATAATCTCACTAAATAAACTTGGGTTAATCTGTGCATATTCATCAATCACTACGCCATCAAAATATGTACCTCGTAATGAGTCAATATTATCTGCGCCATACAAACTAATCCTGCGACCAGTGAAGTCAGCCCTTAACTCTGCAATATTAATTACAGCACCTAATGGTCTGGTATATTCTGCAAGCATATCGAAACTTATTCTTTTAGCCTGTGAATATGTGGGACTTATATAAGCGAAGCGTGGGTTCTTTAGCTCACAATTTAATGCACTATGTATTAGCTGGTTAATTGCACCAACTGTTTTTCCTAATCTACGATGAGCGCAAACCACTGTGAACCTATTTTCCTTTACTGACTTATGAATTAGTCTTTGGGATTTTCTAGGTATATAAGTAGTATTCTGTTTAGTCGTCATCTAACGATTTAATTGTATCGTTATCATCTATGCCAGTAATAACCTGGATAATGACTGGAGCATCAGAGTCGCCAGATATTTTAGTATCTTGCTGCACTTTGCCATCACTTCTGTCTAATACTTCTTTGATAGCATGAACATCACCATCTTCTGCTTTGTTAAGTAATGCCTCTATAACTTTGTTAGCTCTTTTAGCTTCATCTTGTACCAATCTGCGTTTAAGTGTATCTGTCATTAAGTGATTGATTTTGCTAGAGTTTGTATTTCCTTTATTTACCTCTGAACTGCGTTTAGCAGCTAACTCTTTTCTTTCTTCTTTATCCATTTGTTTTGTAACTCTCTTGCGAGGTCGTTACCCTATGTTAAATATTTAAAAGGTATTTGATAAGTAATCCTGTATCTTCTTGGTTTTTATATGCTTCAACAGATATATTACTGTTGTCAGTTAATTGATTATTGTATCCTACATTATAACCAGTTCCATTGTTTGTGTTTGTTGCTGCTGCACTTATTGAGCTTTGACTATCAGGATAGTATTTTGCCATCAGTTTTTTAGTAGCGTCATTTTTTAAGAATGATAAAGATGTATTGTCTGTTGGTCTAAAGTTTGCTGCATACTCATTCCACATGTTAGAGTCTTTTGCAGCACTAAACCCATATCCTGGCTCTTCATATCCAACTTTTAATGTAGAATTGTTAGCAGGGTCTTTAATATGCTGTGCATAAACATTTCCACCTAGCAGCCCTGCATTTATATTTGCTTCCCTTCCATCTTGATCGTAAATAAGACTAGCATTTAAATTATCGTTGTCTTTGTATGATAATCCATATCTTGGGTCTACTGTGCTTTGTCCAAGAACTGCGTCTGCTCCAATTATACTATCTATATATCCAGTTCCTACATCTGCTCTACTTGCTAGATTAGCTGTTGCTTCCGGATTACCGCCTCTCATCATAGCTTCAAAATTTGGTAATAGGTATTCTAATTCACCAATAGGAGTATTTACATAATCAAATTCAGCCATTAGACACAATCTCCGAGAGCTTCAAACCATCTGCGTAGTTGTTCTTGGATTTCTTCATTGGTCTTTTCTTTTTCATCTTCATCTTCATCAGCCATTATCTGCTTGCGTGCATTTTTGTATACGCAAACATCCTAAATCTATAATAAAGTATTCATATTTATATACTGGAGCAACATTAGCATTAGTAGTATCTACTTTTGTATCTTCGTACCACTCCACTCCAAAATGACATCCTACAAATAAATGACATGACCACATAATTTTATATCCTAAATTTTCGAGACTCGGTAGCTGATGCTGCAATAGCTTCAGCCATTGTTCTTTTTGTATAATCTATTTTTTTCTCTTGAGGTTTGGTAACAGGTGCTTTAATTACTGTAGCCACTGCTTTTGTTTGTTTTTTAATCATTAGTTATTTTCCACATAAAAAAAATCCCACCGATTAAGATGGGATTTACAAAGGAGTGTTAAGACAAAATCTAGACGAGTTTATCCCAACCCCTCGATTTTACTCTTTTATTATGTCAGGGCAATTAAAATCTTTCCTCAACTGCGCCAGTTTCTTCATCAACATAATAAGTACCACTTGACCATCCTTCATCTTCCCTTATTTTTTGTTCAAGTTCTGCATCAACTATTTTCTGATGTTTTTCTTCAAAGTGATCTGCAATTGCTTGAAAATCTATTTCTTGAAGTAACTGAATTGCTGTTGCATTACCTAATTTTTCTTCTGCTTCTTCAAACCAATACTCTTTAATCTGCTCTACTATTGGATTTTGTTTTTGCCATTCTGAATGATTATAGTTTTCTTTTCTATACTTCTTGCGATTAAGAACATCTTTATCTCTAACAAATTCACTTGCTATTTCTTCTAATACTTCAATGTCTAAAAATTTTATAACTGATTTAGTATCTGTTAATAACATTATTTTTCTCCTTTGTTTAAATTATCTTCAAAAACCCAACAAGTACCTTTATGCCAAGTTCCGACATGACCATTATGATTATAATACAGCCATAATAAAGTGCTTTGTTCATTATCATCTTTATCAAAACTTCTTTCATAAAATTTATCTTTAGTTAAGTTTGAAGTTAATCCTAACAACTTTTCCTCAAACCTAGACTTACTTAATTTTTTGTGTTGTGTAGCGTTCATCTTTGTATCTCCTTTGTTTAAATTATCTTACACAAGAAGTATACCATAAAAACAAGACTTTTTACAATTTATTTTAAATTAAGATAAATCAACAATTTTAGAGGTATATCTGCCATTCTTCTCTTTCTTCCACCCCTCACAGAGAATTGTCCATCCAGCAGCTCGTATAAAGGGCAAGGCAGGACTTTCTGTTATCTTCCTTACACGACTGCTAATATTAGAATATGATGTAACCTGAAGTGCCACAGTGTCCCCATCTTTAATAGCTAATATATCTATAATTCCAAACAAGTCTTGTCTTATTCGTGCAAAAGGATTCCAGCGTTCAGTAATTGCTACAAGATCATAATTCTCTTTTTTTAGTCTTGCTAGAGTTCTTTGGGTCGGACTTGTCTTTGCCATGCTTTTCCTTTTTGTTGTTAAAAATCCTATCAAAATTATCAGCAAACTTTGTGTCGTCTGTTGGTCTGCGACTGCTTCCTTTACCCATTACTTATTTCCCTAACACAAGTTCTGCCACGCCAATCAGAATAGTGTATATCTGCATAGGTAAATGCTTCTTGGCATGAGTTGAACGAACCAGCATAAACATTTCCTGATGGCATACCACTTAAACTCACTAATAAAATAAATTCAATCATTATCTTCTCCTATAAAGGTTCTTGTATCTACTCCAACAAAACCACAACTTTGCCCTTCTTTAATCGTATCAAAATCAAATGGGTTAATATCTACATGATTTGGTGGTAGCAATGTGTATTCTTTTAGAGTGCAACTTGCTGCTTTATGTTGTGAGCAGTTCTCTTTAAAGTATTGCATAGCAATAGTACAATTATCAAAGTTACCTACATATTCTAAATCATCATAATTACCACTTAAACTTACAGTCAATATAAACAAACCTTCAGCTAACATAAATTACTCCTGAAATTTTCCTTTAGTAATAACCCTTCCTGTTGATTCATGAATAATATAAAATTCTTTTTTGCTGTATGTCATGGTGTAATGATACCCTTCCCAAATCCACTTATGGTCTTGTAGTTCTTCTTTATTTTTTTTTAGTATCTCTTTACCCTTTGTCATTTTTTTCACTCCAATTTACATATACTATTGTTTCACAATTGGGACAACTAAAATTAGACATAATTAAATATTGCTTATCATCTTCGTCATCATTGTCATGGTCGCCACCCCATATCATCTCTATATCTTTACACTTTGGACAACTTATCATCTTTATCCTTTTTTTTATTCTTACATACTCCGCTCATGTTATATGTGCCAACCTCTGATATTAAGCTACACCACCATAGTTTCCCATCATGGTAACAAGCATATTT